GCAAAGGAACACAATGCATCAATTCGTAAAATTCGAGAAGCTGAAGTGGACAAAGTTCGGCTTAGAATGTCCGAGCACATTGCAAAAATTGAAGGAGAGACAGAAAGCATTGGAGTTCTCCAAGATAATATTGGAACCTTGCTTTCCACAATACCCGATAAAGCTACCCAAAAGTCTAAGCTCGAAAAAGCTAAAAGTCTTAGGCGAGATTTGGAAGCCTCATTACGTGGGCATGCAAAGGAATTAGCATTCTACCACGATAACGATAATTGTCCTACTTGTAAACAAGGTATTGAACATACATTCAAAGAAAACATTGTTACAGAAAAAAGTAAAAAACAAACTGAGGTAGAAGAAGCTCTAGTTCAATTGGCAGAAAAAGCCAAAGGCTATGCTGACAGGATTGAAGAAATCTCTAAAGTTGAAGATGTAATAGCTGATCTTAATTTAAATATTAGTGAGCACCGGGCAACTATTAAGATGTCAAAAAGCGCTTTAATAACATATAAGAATGAATTAACTGCAGCTGAGACTGAGCTAGAAGAAGTTGACACTTCAAAGCTAGAAAAACTTGTACAACAAATCAACGATATAGAAAAAGATCAGCACGAATTATTCGAAGAGAAAGACGTGTTTGGTGTAGTTTCAGCAATGCTTAAAGATGGTGGGATTAAGTCTCGTATTATCAGGCAGTACATTCCAGTAATGAACAAACTTATTAATAAGTACCTTGGCGCTTTTGATTTGTTTGTTGACTTTCGTTTAGATGAAAACTTTAACGAAGTTATTAAGTCTCGTTTTAGAGATGCTTTTTCATACGCCTCTTTTTCAGAAGGTGAGAAATTACGTATCACTTTAAGTATTATGTTGGCTTGGAGATCAGTTGCTAAACTACGCAACTCAGTATCAACAAACCTATTGCTTCTTGACGAAACACTCGATGGAGCTCTGGATGGTGTTGGCATTGAAAGTCTCATTGATACACTACATAATCTTAATGCAGACGATAACATTTTTGTTATCTCACATCGAGGTCACCAGTTTGGCGATAAGTTCGATGCACATGTTCGTTTTCAAAAAATCAAAAACTTTAGTGAAGTAGCAGCATAGCGGTTGACATACTGCACTATGTATGTTACTATGTATATATGATTCTAATAAAGGATACTCATGTCTAAATTTTATACATCTGTCGAGCGTTCGTTCAACGACATTCTTGTTCGTGGTTATGACAACGGCAAACCTTTTCAAAGGAAAGTTCGCTTTAAACCTTCTCTATATGTTCGTTCTAAAGCCAACTCTACTCATAAATCTTTGATTGGTAATATTCCCCTTGGTGCTACACGCTTTGATAGTATGTCAGAAGCACGTAAGTTTACACAACAATATGAAGGTGTACACGGGTTTGAAATATGTGGTACAACAAACTACGTATCTCAATTTATTCAAGAGGAATATCCCGGCGAGGTTAAATTTGACATCAACAAAATCAACATCTGCTCTTTTGACATTGAGGTTGATATTAGTAGTGGTTACGCAAATATTAACGAAGCCGACAAAATGATTACGTCTATTGCTTATAAGTCTTCAAAGTCTAGTACATATCATCTTCTCGGAATGAAAGCTTTTGATAAAGATAAAACACTTACTGGTGTAGATCCCGAAGATATTTCGTTTATGCAGTTTGACACTGAGGTTGCTTTACTTCAGCGCTTTATTCAAATTTGGCGTAATGAGTATCCCGAAGTTGTTACAGGCTGGAACGTTGAGTACTTTGATGTTCAATACATTGTAACTCGTATTATTAGATTGCTTGGTGAAGAAGCTGCTAAAAAGCTTTCACCTTGGGGTACTATTACACCTTCGTCTATTACTAAGTTTGGTAAAGAACAAAACACCTATAAGATTTCTGGCATGACAGTTATCGATTACATGGACGCGTTTAAGAAATTTGGTTACAAGTATGGTCCACAAGAAAGTTATAAACTTGATCATATTGCACATGTTATTCTAGGAGAAAAGAAACTTGATTATTCTGAGTATGGCTCGCTTACTGCTTTATGGGAACAAAACCCACAATTGTATTTGGACTACAACCTCAAAGATACGTGGCTAATCCAAAGATTTGAAGATGAGACCGGCTTGTTAGCTTTGGTCATGACTGTTGCATATGGTGGCGGTGTAAATTATTCAGACGCATTTGGTACAGTTGGTATATGGGAAACGACAATTTATCGTAGACTAATGGCTGACAATATCGTACCACATCTTAAAGGTGGGCCTGGTGCCCGAGCCGGAGATCTCGTAGGTGGCTATGTTAAAGATCCTAAAGTTGGCATGCATCCTTGGGTTGTATCCTTCGATCTAAACTCTCTGTATCCACACCTTATGTTACAATACAACCTATCACCTGAAACGTATGTTGAAGAACATCGTGAATATATCTCACAAGAGATGGTGCTTAGCGGTAATTATCAAAATAAGACTGATTTCGCTACATGTGCTAATGGTGCTTGTTTCCGTAAAGATAAGCTCGGTATTATTCCTGAAATCATTGATGAATATTATAATCGTAGGTCTCTGATTAAAAAGAAAATGCTTGAAGTTGAACAAGCCATTGAAGTCGCATCAGCCGACGCAAAACCAGCACTAAAGAAAGAAGCAAACAACCTGCATAACCAGCAAATGGCTATTAAGATTGCCATGAACTCATTGTATGGTGCTACTGCTAATATCTATTTCTTGTATTATATTAATGATATGGCTGAAGCAATCACAACGTCTGGTCAATTAAGTATTCGATATGCTCAAAAGTCTGTAAATGATTACCTCAATAAGATCCTTAAATCAAATGGCAAAGACTATATCATTTATATTGATACAGATAGTATCTATGTAGATTTTGGTCCTCTTGTTAAAGCTTCTTTTGGCACAACAGATATATCACGCAAACAAGGTGAAGAGTTTCTCGATAAGGTTTGTGCAACTAAAATTGAAGAAGTTATTGAAGCAGGTTATAAAGAACTTGCATCTCAAATGGGTGCCTATCGGCAAGCCATGGTAATGAAACGAGAAAAGATTACTGATAAGTCTGTGTTCATTGCTAAGAAACGTTATATCATGAATACACTGAATTCTGAAGGTGTACATTACGAAGTACCTAAGATCTCTGTCACCGGTCTTGAGTCTGTTCGTTCTTCTACGCCTGAAGTATGTCGCGATAAACTTAAAGAGTCTTTTAAAATTATTATTGACGAAGGTGAAGAAGCTACACAAAGGTTTATCGCTGATTTTAAATCTGAATTTTTTAATCTTGGTCCTGAAGACGTTGGTCGTAACTCAGGTACTGATAATATTGAAAAATACATGATGAATGGCTCATATAAAAAAGGTTGCCCAATGCATGTTCGTGGCTGTATCTTGTATAACAAGCAACTCAAAGAAAATGGATTAAGTAATCGTTATGAGTCGATCCAATCTGGTGACAAAATTAAATTCGTTTACCTTAAAGTGCCAAACCCTATTAAAGAAAATATCATATCGTTTGCCGGCACTCTTCCTAAAGAACTGGGTTTACATAAATACATAGACTATGAAACACAATTTAACAAAGTCTTTTTAAGCCCACTTGAGTCAATTCTTGAAGCATTGAATTGGCAGGCAGAAAAAATAAACACTATAGAAGATTTCTTTGTATAGGAGACTAATATGAAACAAAACGCTGACACTAAACTAAAAACTCTGGAAGCATCATGGCGTTATCAAAACACCGTAGTTGAATGCCTTGAAGCTGAAAAAGCTCCAGACAAATATGTACAAAGAGCTAAAAAAGAACGACTAGCAATTAAAGACAAAATGCAACTTATAAAAAATGAAGGACTATAATATGAGCACTAATTGGGCTGAAGACATCAATAAAATGCACGACAAATTTGGAGTACACGACTGGTTCCAAGCAAACCGCGGTGATAAAGATTTAATGCGCAAGTTTTTAATGTTCCGTATGCTTATGGTTGGCGAGGAATATCAAGAAACTTTGTCTGCTATTAATAACTCAGATGCTGAGGAAGTAGTTGATGGTCTAATTGATCTGTGTGTATTTGCGATTGGTACACTCGATGTTATGGGAGTTGATGCTAACAAAGCTTGGGATGCAATCTATGAGGCTAACATGGCTAAAGAGCCCGGTGTAAAACCAGGCCGTCCTAATCGTTTTGGACTACCAGACTTAATTAAAATGTCAGGATGGACTCCTCCTTCGCATAAAGGAAATCATGGTGACATAAATGTCTCGCTTTGAAAAATAATTTGAATTGTTAGGGATAACATTTTTTGTTAACGGTAACAATTTTACCTTCTTGCAATAAATAGAGATACATTATTGCAAGGAGGTCCCATGTGCAGTCCATTTGTCCGCAAAGAAGCCAACCGTTTTAATTGGATGATCAAAGGTCAACTGATTAACAGAAAAGAAAGTGATTCTACTGTAGAGCACATATATGAATCATATTTCAAAAGGTTGTGGAATAACAACGAAAACTATATCCACGAATCAGGTTTTGAACGAGCATGGAAACAGCGAGAAGCTGAAATGTTTACAGAAGAAATCCAAAAAGTTGCTGTACTAGGCGGTCATTACGACTAGCCTTTTTTTTTCTTTTTTATCAAATTAAATCAAATTAACGGTTGACATTACTATCAAACTAGTTTATATTGATTCTATAAGGTAAATAAAGGAAACCAAATGTCAAGAATTACACATCTTCATAACGGCGCAATGATTAAAGCTGACGTAGTTGAAAGCTTTGACAAAGCAATCCGTAACGACTTTAATCTTCGTCCTGGTTTTGGTTCAACTGATTTTTGGAATTTTGTTGAGTCTGATATGTATATGGACTTATCTGGTGTTTATGCTTCATCTTATATTGATGAATGCTTTGCTGTATTGGCAGAAATTGAAGTTTTAGGAGTATAATAATGAAACCTTGGATCCAAGAAACCCGCAATGGATTTAACATGTCTACAGAAGAAATAGACCGCATTTATGCTGAGCCTGTTCAAGGCGAACAATCAATTGTTGTTCAACTTGACCTAAAATCTTGGGCTTTAGAAAAAGGCTTGTGGAATACTGATGAACCTTATAATGATATGATTGTTCGTCACGCTATTGATCGTGGTTGGCTTCAAGAAAACTTTACTGGTATGGAAATCGTAGAATGAGTGACCGCAAAAACGATGGCGTAATTCTAAAAGATGAAATGCCACGTCACGGATCTCCACAAGATCGTGGTAGTGCTGATGCTTACTACGGTCGTCGTTCTGAACCTCATTACTATATTGAAGGTTCAATACTTTCTGATAAAGTTGAAAAGGCTGACATGACTGAAGACGAGATTGCGGCTTACTACTATGGCTATGCAAACGAAGATGATCGTAAGGATTGGGGATGATTTATATTATTAATGGTAAGCGTTTCAATTGTGTTCTTGATGCAATGGAATACAGAGACATTCTTGATGCTAATTATATAAATGTTGAGTGGAAACAATATGCACGAGTTTAATAATGAAATAAGCTATTGACATTCGTTATGAAACAGTATAGAGTAACTTTGTAACAAAAGGAATCAAACTATGACTCTATACACTAAAAAATCTGAACTTCTTTCTAACTATCTTGTACTTCCTGCTTGGGAAAACCCTGAGGATTTTAGCCTCATAGATCTTGACGCCAATGAACCAATTTATGAAGGAACATGTTTTGAGTGTTGGACTTATCTTGCTAAAATTCAACCAAAGTGTCGTTGGTTACAAAAATATGTAAAATAACGGTTGACATTACCAGCATTATGGTTTATATTGATTCTATAAGGTAAAACAAAAGGAATCAATCTTATGGGTACTTCATCAATGATCGCAAAATGCAACGAAGACGGTACAGTAACAGCAACATATTGCCATTACGACGGTTATCTTTCATACAACGGAAAATTGTTGGTTGAGTTCTATAATACACCTGAGAAAGCAAATGCAGTAGCTACTGCTGGTTATATCTCAGGATTAAAAGAAGACCTACAAGTATCACTTGACGAATCAGTTCATACGAACGAAGCGCCTGTTCAATATAACTCAGTAGAAGATTTCTTGTCTACTGGCCGTGAATTTTGTTCTGCTGATTACCTTTATCTTTTTGACGGAGATGCATGGTTTTACGCTTCAACAATGCAATCAGGTCCATGTCTTATGGAAGAAGTTGAAATGAATTTAGCAGCTACTGAAGTTGCTTAACGAGATGGGCGAGGAGGAAAGCCCGGCAATTTCGCCAAACGTACTCGAAAATCCTAGGTATGGAAGAGGCCCTCTAACCTAGGTCGGTAAAAGCACTGGTACCGGATAAGTCAGTCGGTTGCTGCATACGTGAAATGCAGATAGAAAGGGAGGCACCTAGGAAGGCCTCCCTTTTGAATATTCAACGGTAAATATAAATACACGTGCTAGAGGGTAAAGCTCTGGCGTTTTATATGTGAGCGACGGGGTAAATCCGTCAAACAATAAGGAGAAATTTATATGGAACTACTCACAATGTGGAGCCTTGTCGGCTTCCTGCTTGCTGCATATGCAGTTATAGCAAACGATTCAGTACAAACTCTCGGTACTTGGATGGCATCAAATAATGAGAGATTTAACTTTAAAGTATTATGGGCCGCAGCATCTGCGGTTTTGCTATATACACTATGGTATGGTTGGTATATGAATGGCGGTGATATATCCTATGGCCGTTTGAATAAGATCCCATTCCAAGAAGTACAATGGTATCATGCGGCAGCACCTGCTATTCTTGTAGCATTAACACGAATGGGTGTACCTGTTTCAACATCATTCCTAGTCTTATCAGTATTTGCTTCAACTTTTGTGTTGGAGAAGATGCTTATGAAATCTATTATGGGTTATGGTGTAGCAGCTGCTTTTGCTTATGCGGTATGGTTTGCTATTCACAAATACTTTGGACAATGGTACGATGAAACAAAACCAGTATCCGAAAGCAATAAGAAGTTTTGGCGAATAGCCCAATGGGTAGCGACAGGTGGATTATGGTTTACTTGGTTATCTCACGATATTGCTAACATCGCGGTATTCCTACCACGAGCAATTCCCGTAGATCTAATGGTCTTTATTAGCTTTGTGTTTGTTGTCGGTCTATTCTTTATGTTTAAAGAAAAGGGTGGTAGGATACAAAAGATTGTTTTAGAAAAGCATAACACAAGATATGTACGATCAGCTACATTGATTGATTTATTCTATTGGTTATGCCTGTACTTCTTTAAAGAACTCAATGATATTCCTATGAGTACCACGTGGGTTTTTGTTGGTTTACTTGCAGGCCGTGAATTGGCTATGGCTACATACTTTGGTAAAAAGAAAACAAAATCAGTATTTCCATTGGTCGCTAAAGACTTTGGTAAAATGATGGTTGGTCTTGGTGCTTCAGTTGCATTAGTATTACTAATCCATTATGTTATCAATCCAGTGTGATAATTAAGTAACAAAAAATAAAGAATATTCAAAAGCGGTTGACAATTGGCCGCTTTTGGTTTATATATATCTAGTGAACGTTGAAACAAAATAAAAACGGATCGGACCGCGGGGCAGTACCGCGCACCTCCACCATAAGTACACATGAATGCGAAAAAGGGTTTATAGTAGCATGCAAGATTCTGAAACCCCGAAATACCCATTCAGATCGCCAGTAACTTGCTCATGTGTATTTTTGATGGGGGTGAACAAGGATCGACGAACGGAGTAGTTGAGTGGAGTTCACCGTGTTGGCCTACGTTATTCAGCCAAAACTACTAAATGCAAACGATAACTTTGCACCATCTGGTTACGCACTAGCTGCATA